TACCTTGCGTTCCTGTGATTCCTTGATAATACGGATTTCTTTTTCTTTTGATTCTACTAGTACTGATGAGTCTTCGGCAATTTTCTTGGCTTCTGCCAAGGCCTGCTGTGACTGTTTAACAGCTTCTTGTAGTTTACGAACTTCTTTGTTCTCATTCAAGTGAGTAACAGCAAACTCGCTGGCAAAAGCTTCAAATAAACGACGTCCAAACATGTTCTCACGAGCAGTATGGATATCTTCTTTTAGTTGAGTCAATTCAGACTCTAGCTTAGTAGTTACAGATTCTTTCACAAGTTCGCTGGCACGTGAAATAAAGACTTTTTGCATTTCTGCAATCTTTTGTTTGGCTTCTGCAACCAAACGTACTTTAGTTTCAACAACTGCTTGCTTGTCTTGTTCAAATTCAGAAATTTCTTCAGCCAACGCTTTGATAACGAAACTTTCCATCTTAGCAATGCTATTTTGGTAAGTCTTACGATCCGTGCGTAGTTCTTTGATTTCTTCGGCTAGTTTAGTAACCATGAAATCGTTGAACTTGTTGGCGCTTGAACTCATGTGCGTATTGAAACGTACACGGTCTTCGGCCAGGGCTTTCTTTTCAGAATAGAATTCTTCAAGTTCGCTTTGTAGCGATTCTGTAACCATTTTGTCTAAAGCTTCAACCATTACACTTTTGTCATGATCGTAACGACCTGCGAATTCCTCACGTAACTCTGCGCGAACTTGTTCACGAGCTTCATTCAACTTGGTTTCCCAAGCTTCACTAAGAGCTTGTTGAGTGCTTTCGTTTATTAGGCCACTGTCTAACAATGGTTTGATAGCATCTAACATTTAGGTTTCTCCTATTTTAACTTCAATTCGTTGATTAGGCGCATAACGCCTTGTTGTACATACTTCTGTACTTTTTGATCTTTACTGGCTTCACGTGCCACTTCAAACAACTGAGCACCACCACGCATGTTCATAAGACTCTCATACACAGCTTTTGGGTATGCATGAGGTGCGCTAGGTTGTGCTACTATGTCAACGGTAATGATTTCAAAATCACTAACGTGTCCACTGCTTTCATTTACCTGACCTGAACCACGACTGCTAACTCCCAGCTTGACGCCGCTTGTCAACATCGCTTTTACAAGTTCACCCATTGGTGTCGGTAAAAGTTTTAACTTTCCATGTCCGCAGTTGCCTTCCATCCACATACGTGTGATCATGTGGCTAACACGGTCTAGATTAATTTTCAAATCATCAGGGTGATCAACTTCGCCTAATACACTGTATCCAGTCTTTAGTTGGTCATTAATAGTAGAAACAGCTTTTTCGATTTCACGAACAGGGTATACTCTCTTATTGTGGTTTTCAACTCCACCTTCAATGAATACCCCCGTCATGCAGAGATCCTTTGACTTGCCATCTGCACTACCCTCTTCGAGGATAGTGATTCCAGCTTGGTCGAAAGATAAATTCTCTCTAAGATAACGGGCTGTTAACATTTATATTATTTGCCTGTGTTTTGCTTTAGTACGGTCTTGTCTGATACAGGCACTTTACCGCTTGTAGTTTGACCTTCAGCACCTTTTTCAGATTCCCAATTTTGTCCTACTGGGCTAGTTTTTTTACTACCGCCCGGGGCATTTTGGAACTTCTCTGTAGAGAATTTGCCTTGGTTTTTGCTGTATTCATTGTTTGGTTGTGGAACAGCTTTTCCATCAGGACTGTCATTGGTAGCACCAGTCTTGTTTAGAATGTTTTTGCTTGTACCGCCAAAGTCAGGGCCTGTTTGTAAGCTAACAGACTTGGTATTGCGCTCGCCTTGCTTTTCGCTCTTGGCACCTGTACCTGCCATTTGACCGTTAGGGCCTTTGGCTGGGTCTTGCTCGTATACTTGACCAATTTGGTCCACATACTCACGCATTAGTTGTGCAACGCTTTTGGCTTCTTTAACGCCAGAACCTGAACCGGAACCTGAACCGCTACCGGAACCTTTCTTAGCAAATGGGTTTTCACCTTCCATCATGCCGGAACCGCTACCAGAACCGCTACCGGATCCAGAATCTTTGGCTTCTTCAACTTCTTCGATGCTTTCGCCAAATGCTGGCTCTTCAGCACCAACTTCTTCGCCTTCGCCGTCAGCTTGGAAATCGTCGCCGCTGTCCATATCGTCATCGCCGCCCATGTCCAATTTGGCTTGGATTTCAGCAAACATGTCTTTTAGTTCGTCGATGTCACCTTTGGTAGCTGGCTCGTCGCCACCCATGTCATCTCCGCCCATTTCGTCGCCCATGCCGTCATCAGCTGGTAGATCTCCGCCTAGCTCTTCTTCGCCGCCGATGTCGCCACCGTGGTCCATATCGAACTCGTCTTCTTCTTCAGCAATGCCGCCATTTTCATCGGCTGTGACTTCATTACCAAGTTCTTCAACTGGCATGCCGCCCATTTCATTCATTTCGTCTTCGTCCATCAAACTTTCGTAAATGTCGCGACTTTTTTCTACTACAATCTCGTGAAATAATTCACGAGCTTTTTGTTCGTTTTCATTGATGATGTATTCAATCAATTTTTCATACTTGTTCATAAGAACTCCTTTGTCAAGTGGCTTTGTAAAGTTATTTACATAACTACGTATATTTCAGGGTTAAATGGGGGTTTTTTGACGGGTTTTGATGAGATAACTAGTTATCACATTGGTGGAGCACCGGCCGCCGCGGCATCTGGTGCCGGTTGATACTGTTTTGCAACAGACTTCAATTTCTTTTCATGTTCAAATTTACGCACATCATTGGCTATTCTCAGCTTGTTTAGATGTGCTAGAGTCAAGCGAGTCTTGCGTAAATCTTTGAGTTTAAGTACAGAATTGTCATCCTTTTCTGTATTATACCCCGGAAGATTTGGCTTGGCTCCTTGTGAAAATTCGTATATGTTCATATATGTATTTAACCGATTCCAGTTAAACCGGTGCCGCAGGAGCCGCACCTACACCAGGAGCAGGAGCAGGAGCCGGTGCACCAGCTTCGGCAGGAGCTCCTTCTGCGCCTGCTTCGGGGGTAACTGCGCCCAAATCGCTTTCAATGCCGCCTGGGCTAATGCCCATACTACGCAAGTTTGGAGCATCTGCAGGAGCTTCTTCAACGTTGCCACGTTCTTCGTTCCAGGCAATTTCGTTCTCGCTGATCTCCATTTCGCTCATGCCCAAGTAGCGTTTCATTAAGAATCGCTTGGCAAGATAAGGGAATTGTTCTAACTGTGTAAAGGTGGCAATACGAGCCGAATCAATGTCGGCTTGACGATATTGTGCAAAGTTTTGTGGTTCTTCAAATATCAAATCAAACAGTTGTCCATCAATGTTAACACCTCTCCAGCGCATGAACATCTTGAACTCTTGATCTAGTTTGTCAATGATCATGCTCTGCAGGCGCTTGCAGTACTGTGTAAAACGCCATTCTTGGATCAGTGCTGTGCCCACTTTGCCATCGCTGTAGCTCTGTGTACCATCATCCACACCTGAAGGCAAATAACTAGCAGGAATACGCAGGCCACGGAACAACTTGTTAGTAAAGAACTTCAAGTCTGTGATTTCGCCTAGATTTTGTCCACCGGCTAGTGCTTCTACACTACTTCCGCGGCCATCTGCACTCACAGGGAAGAAGAAGTCTTCGTTTTGACTTAACGGATTATATGTAGCATCCATCATGTTGACACCACCACCTGTTTGTGTAGGGATTCTACGCTGATGAATTTCGTTTTTGATACGTTCAACAAATGCCATGGCCATGTGTGGAACCATGTTGCCCACGTCAATCTTGAAGATTCTGCGTTCCGGAGCACGTTGTACACGATAGATAATAATAGCGTCTTCAAGTAATTCTTTTTGCTTGAATACTTTAAACACGTTTTCTAACACTGAATTACCAAAGGGCCAAAATATATCTAGGCCTTCAGTCAAACTCAAATGCACAATATGTTCTGCATTGATCACAGCTTCGTTCTGTGCATGTTGGAAACGTCCGCCGCCTGAACTAGGAGCATTGGGCTGTACATAACTGCCCTGTGGGCCGCCAATTTGCGGATGGTTACTGAATGTATCGCTTGTGCTGACTGCTGTCACAGTCAAGTTTTGGAAGTTAGGATTAATGTCTTTGACAATGTACTGCTCGGGCTTTTTGCCTTCGCCTTCGTTTACAATGACTTTGACTATCTTGGACATTTCTGTCCAGAACAATTTAAATGTTTCTGGATCACGTAAGAATACTTGATCGCCGTATTTGATTGTGTTACGCACAATTTTAAAGATACGTTTGTTAAATTCGTTCAAGCTGACCCATTGCTGTAGTTGCTCTTTGATGATTTTAACTTCGTTGTCGGTGGGCTTTTCTTTAAAGTGTATAGTAAATGCTGTACCGTTTTCTTCGTTCTTTTGTGTGCAGAACTCAGCCAAAATATCCAGTGCCGCATTGATTTCGCTGTCCATGTCCATTTGTTCGTATTGGTTATAACGCTCAACACGATTGGGGTGACCAATGTAAACTTCAGGCAGTGAACTCTGATAGTTACGATAACCAGGGTCTGTGGGATTGCCGGACTGTGCTGTTGCACCCGAAATTGGGCTTACAGTTCCACCGTACTGCACATTGCTGGTTTTAAAATATTTTTTCCATCCGGCCATATATTAATCTCTTTGTGGTATTTACCGTTAATTAGTAGCTATTGTTAAGTATACGATCCGAAATCGTATTGGCTTGTCCCAACAAGTCACTCATAGCCGAGTGAGCATCCAACTGTTTAACTGCTGTATCTTTCATTTCTTCTAGGTGTTTAGCAATAACATCCATTGGTCCACTAGTCTGTGATCCTTTATACATTGATGCTGACAGGTCTTTAATGGCCAGGGCTAAATCTTCCATTACTTTGTCATTTCCACTGCCCATCATCTTGGTTAGCGATTCAGTGTCAAATGTCACAGGGATAGTTCTGCCATCGGGTAGCGGTACTGCGGCCTCGGGACCTTTTTCACCAAATATATTCAACTTGCCTGGTGTGGCCAAACCACCTTCAGCATTTTGTGCTGTGTTGCCTTTGAACCAACCTATAGTACCACCAACCAATCCGCCCACAGCGGCTCCCACTGCTGTGCCAATAACAGGAACCAATGACCCTACAACTGCACCTGCGGCCGCACCACCGGCCGCACCTGCCAGTGCATTGCCAACTTTATCTTTGTCAGGTGCTTTATCTTTAACTGCACCTTCTACTTCATCTATCTTTTTCTTAACATAAGCAGTAAAGTCTGCGGCGGCTTTAACACCCTCTTGGAACAACGCCATTGTTTCTTGTGCATTCTTTGCCAATATGCTTGCATAAGCTGGTAAATTATCTGTAGCAAACTTTTCCATTTGATTTTGGAATGTGGTCATCTGTGCAGTAATTTGTTGGTATCCAGTAGTCAGACCGTCAGTGGCTTCGCTTTGTTTAATTGCGGCGTCTTTAGATACTTGCGCGGCATCAACTTGTAGTGTACTAGTTGATCGTACACTATCCTGGAATGTGGCCATGTCTTTGCCCACACCGCTAAAACTACTGCTCATCAAGGCCGCGGTTGATGTTGCTGTTTCACCTTGCTCACGCATTTTATTGGCAAATTCAGCAGTGCCCGACTGAGTTGATGTAATCATGTCTTGATTACCAGACTGTACACCTGCCGCAGTTTTCTTGATCAGCTCCATGGCTTCTGCATTGCCAGCAATAACTGGATCAGTAACTGTGCCTCCGGCCAACATCTGCATTAGAGCCTGTTGCATCTTGGGACCTGCTTCTGGACCCAATGTCATTAGTGTGGCATGTGCATCTTTAAATGCCTTTTGTTGATCTTTATCCAGTTTGCCCATCAACGCACCGCGCATACTGTCAGCACGGGCTTTTTCCATTAACTTCTTGGCATCTTGCCCTGTGATGTCACTAATTACTTTTAAGTTTGTTGCATAATCTTTTGTTTGTCTAGCCAATTCAGCAGGGGCTAGATTGCGTACATCTACGCCAGATGCTTTCAACTGTGCCCCATACTGTGCCACAATGCCGGCTTGCTCTTCGTAACTGTAACCCATGGCCAGCATTTCGTCACGTAGACTGTTACCGCTTTTGCCCACAGTGGTAACCAATCCCTTCATGCCCTGTGCCATCATACGAGCACCATCGGCTTGTGTCATACCTGCAAGACGAATCTCTTCGCTACTTGCCACTGCGGCCGCTGTTAGTTGTTTGATGCCCATGCCCGAGTCATGTGCTATGTCTCGCATTTCCATCATGCCGCCTGCAAAGCTGGCGCCCACCTTGGTATAACTTTTAAGAGCGTCGGCTGATTTTTGAAATTCTTTGGCCAATACTTCGTTGGCCATTTTAAGGATAGTGGTGGCAAAGTCGATCACGGCCTTGGCGGCCGTACTCATTGCATTTACTAATCCTGTGCCAACACCACTAAATGGTCCCAACAATCCTGATGCCGCTGTACCCACGCCCGCCGCTACATCAATTGCGGCCTTGGCGGCCGCACCTGCCAAATCAATATTTGTGGCCATCATGGTGGCCGCGGCCTGTATGGGGTTTTCGGCCATTTGATCGTAACTGGTAATAAACGATGAAGCCACCGAGGCCGCTGTTTGTGCTAGAGTTCTACCAAATCCTATTAGTCCGTTGCCAATCTGTGTGGTACCAGCCATTACACTGGTGCCTAATCCTTTAACATACTTGCTGGCGGCTTCTGCGGCCGCACCCGATGACTTGGTCTGTTTGGCCGAATCATCTAGTCCTTTTGTGTTCTTTTTGCGGGCTTCTATTTCTTTTTCTTGTTCTTTTAGTTGCTGTTGTGAATTACCGGCGCCTTTGTTGCCAGACAAACCGCCACCACCGCCCTTGCCCTGCATTGCGGCCAGAATCTTTTGCAGTGTTTCTTCCGTGGCCGCATTATCAGCAACAATATTGCCAATGCCAGGAATGTTGATTTGTACGCCAGCCATAAATTCCCCAGGTAAATAGAACTATACATCTATTTATGGAGATCAAATCATGGTGAATAATGCCGCCGATAACCCGCTGTTCAAACACTTTAGACAACCCGCGGTTTACTTAAAGTTGCCCAGCGAAGGGCATTTTTACCCCGAAGGCACCTTGGATTTACCCCCAACTGGTACTATCCCAATTTATCCAATGACAGTCAAAGACGAGCTGACCCTAAAAACACCCGATGCACTAATGAACGGACAAGGCATGGTCGAAGTTATTCACAGTTGTTGTCCCAACATCAAAGATGCATGGTCAATGCCGGCTGTAGATGTAGATGCCATTTTTATTGCTATTAGACTGGCCAGCTATGGTTCTGACATGGATATCACTACTACATGTACTGCTTGTGCAGAAACTAACGAACACTCTATTAGTTTAAACCACTTGCTAGATAGTTTTAAGATTGCTGACTACGAAAAGCCAGCATTTTTTGACGAACTCAAGTTCAAGTTTAAACCACAAAACTACAAGCACATCAATGATTTAAGCATTATCACCTACGAGGAGCAACGTCTAGTAGACAGTGTAATACGCAACGAAGCATTAAGTGATGAAGAAAAAGCCGTAAAGTTTGGCAACAGTTTTGCCAAACTCAAACAAATGAACGTGGATGCCATTGCTGTGTGCATTGACAGCATCACACCAGAAGATGCAGAGCCAGTGACTGATCGTCGATTCATCACTGAATATTTAGAAAATTGCAGTAGAGAATCATATCAAGCAATCAAAGACAAGATTGATGCTATAGTTAAATTAAACAAACTAGAGCCATTGAAGTTGACTTGTTCTGAATGCCAAAAGGAATATGAATCCAGCTTGGAGTTTAATCAGTCAAATTTTTTCGGCAAAGGCTTTTGACACTTGATAATGATCGAATCATTTCTTGGCTAGATAGCTTAGAAAAAGAGTCAAAAGCCTTAAAGAAAGAAGTCATGCAGTTGTGTTGGTACATGAGAGGTAGTGTATCATATTCTGAAGCTATGGAACTTAGCCCATCAGAAAGAGAAATTATTGTTAAAATAGTTAAAGATAATTTAGAAACTGCAAAGAAATCAGGAATGCCATTCTTTTAAGATGTCTTACAGACATCTGTTGTTTCGCTTGCGCTCACAACACTGTTTCTCTGACTTTAGTATCATCCAGATTAATCGGTCACACTTTGCCCGCACAGGGCAAAGATAGCATCATCCGAGTAGCACGATCACTAGTATTAGAACATTACAGAGGCGGTTGTCCGGTACCTCGAGTTCAGTCTTTATCACAACGGCGGATCGACAATCGCATACTAGCGCAACGTCGACCGTGTACGATCACTCGTACGTCTTTTCAGCCTTAAATTAATTTTCAAACAATCAAACCGCGGCAATTAGCGATCTTCGTCCTGTAAAGGATAGTGATTGAGTGCTCTGTACGGCGCAGAGTCTTCCGTCCCAGTGACCCGAGGTCCTGTTTTCTTGGGCACACGTCTTAAACCTGTGCGAGTCTTATCCGTTTAATTTTTTTATGTGGGAGCCATGGACACGGACAGAGATTTGTCCGTTGTAGTAATCTTGGGATTCTAGCACTTTGTGTGTAAATTGTTCTCTTGCTTCTATATAACTACATTCGGCTTTTGAGCGACAGTAGTACATGATTTCTCTTGTAAACTTGTCTGCGCCCAAAGCCGCAACATCTCGATTCAATTCTTCGTTTGAGCCATAATATGTGAGCCAGTCGCTGTCTATTTTGCTTCTGATTCGTTTCTTTTTCTTTGTGCCGTTTTTGAGTTTTACTACTTTGTATGTGGTCTTTGCGAATTTCGCTAGTTTTTTACCTATGTATTTGCGCCCTGATACACGATTCGTTATGATATATACAAAGCCCACACAGTCTTCGGGTAGAATTTCTACGGGGTTTCCTTGATATATCCATGCCATGTAATATAATTATGACACGTTACCATGAAGTTGAATATTCTTGATTTACTATGTTTTTGTTGCATTTTTGTTGGCATTCTTGCCATTTGAAAGCCTTAAGGTCAGTTTCCCAAAATGAGTCTGCAACTGCATCTGTTAAGGTCCTGTGATGCAGGTTAAATTGTTCGGCTAGCGTCTGCCATTCCGTGTTGTGCGTGTAGCGATTTGCTACCCAACAACAGGGAAACAATCTACCTCTAGCATCAATGTAAAGTCCTTTATTGCCTATTTCGCACAAGGGCTTGACATTGTTTTGTATTATAACATCTTTGTACAGTTTTATGTTGTTTTCTGATATCGTATTTGTTCTATTAGAGAAATTTACCACTTCACGTTCAAATCTATGACTTGCGCTAACAAACTTAACACTGGGTTGCAGTGGATCGTTGGCGCCGTAACTGGGATACACACTACCAAACTTGGTACTGCGGGTAAGTTGGAATCGATCAACGCCCAGTGTCTTGGCCAGGGTTTGCATACGATCCAAGCGATCTTCGTTGAATCGAAATGCAATAGCGGCCCATACAATGGTACATGCACTTGCGGCCCTCAAAGTCTGTAAACCTGCAACAATACTGTCATAATCGCTGTTTACACGGTACAAGTTGTTGCTGGCATTGTCATATCCGTCAATGCTAAAATGCACACTGTCTTGTTCTGTTAAGGCATTACCCAGCTGTTGCCACCACTCGACTTTTTTGTGTGATCCGTTTGTGATGATGACAATCTCGACAGGTTTGATACTTTTAATGTACTCAATGACAGGAATTAGATCATGTGCATAGATGGGATCACCGTCGTCACCGCAGAATGTGATCTTTTCTACGTTGTTGACGATGAACTCGGAGGTAAAGTTGCGCTTGAAGAACTCCAGGTCCAATTCAGTGTTGACCAATGTATCAGGTACTTCCTGCCGGGCACAGCGAGGACAGCGCAAGGTACACTTGCTACTGATCTCTATATGAAAATGCCAAGTTGCTAACATAATTCTACAGCTCTCTGCCACTGATTAACAAAACTATTGTTATTGGTACTACAAGTTGTACGACACACAGGATGTGGGTTATTGTTCCATGTTGCTTGTACCTGTTCCATTGTTACAAAATCTGTCTGGGTACTGCCAAGCCAACAGCACGGGCTTGTTCTGCCCTGTGCATCGATATATACACTTTGCTCTTTTAACGCAATGCAGTCTATTGCGCCAGATTCTCGTACCGGACTTTGCCAACCTACGGGAAACTCAAGTCCGTTAATGTACGGCCGTTTGCTGACCTTGGCACGGAACCATTTAAAGCCCAAACTCTTGGCCAACTGTTCCGCTAATTCAACTTGATGTTGATTGTGTTGGTACACCAACATATCCCAGTGTGCAGATCCTCCGGCTTTAATAAATGCTTCGGCATTTCCTACAATCTTGTCCCACACAGCACCACGTCGGTAAATGTGATTGGTATCTGCTAGACCATCAATGCTAAACACAACATAGTCCAGTGGTTGATTTAATATGTCCTCACCTAGCTCTTGCCAATAGTTAGTGGTACGCAAACTGCCATTGGTATTCATACCTAGTGTAATTGTGGGGTTGATGCTTCTAAAGTATTCATATATCCGAACTGTATGTTGGCCTGCGGCAGGATCTCCGTAGTTACCGCACATGAACATTTTATCTAAGTTTTGTATGAACTCGTGTCCCACGGCAGAATATACTTGTTCTACAGTTAAATGATTTTGTTTATGTTGGGCAAAATTGGCATCAGTCTCGCGAGCACACAACGGACATGCCAAATTGCAAACATCCGTTGGTTCCAGGTGCAGTACCTTACACGATCTCAACATCGGTGTTATAAGTGGTAAAGCCATTTTCTTTGACCACATGGAGTGTGTTGTTTACACGCCCAGACAGTTCATCCTTGTGACTCACCAACCAGATTGATTTGTTGCTGTCACGGCTCATCTTCTTAAGAATAGCAAGCGAGTTCTCAACTCCTGAACTGTCCATACCTGAGTCGACCAACTCATCAATAAACAACAAGTTGATGGGTTGATATAGACTTTCCCAAACATCACGGAATGCCCACGACAAACTCAAAATAAGTCTATTGCGTTCACCACGCGACAAATTGTCAAAGTCTAAGTCTCTACCCAGTTCTGTAATGGCCACAGTTAGATCATTGTTGAATTTTACAGTATGTGGCAGACCAATACGATCCAAGTATTGTCCCAACCTGGCATTTAAATAACTCAAGTTCTGATCAATGATACGCTTGCGAATAAAACTATCTTTGTTGGTCAACAGTTTGAGCAAGAACTCTTGGTGCTCTTTCAAACTCACCAACTCATTCATAACACCAAAATCAATTTCTTCTAGTGCTTGTTCATTCATATCCTTGATTTGATCGGCATATGGATCCGCTTCGGCTTCTTTGGCAGTTAGTTGTGCAAGAACACTGGCCATACTACTGCGATGCTCGAATGCATCACTTTCACGATCGTAAAATACGTCTGGACGTGCGCCTAACTCACCCAATACTCGGATAGCATCAGTATGTTCTATCCACTGCCCGTTTGTGGCCAATGCTTGTAATGCGGCTTCTTGTAGCGCTCGATGTTTTTCTTCTAGTAATCGTACTTGTTTATCATCGTGGAACCCTTGTCCACATGCATGGCATGTGTGATTCTCTAAACTTGCTATTTCTAATTTAAGTGTATCAATTAGTTTTTGCTCACGCCGCTCGTCTAGTTCACAGCGTTTGATCCACGAGTTTAAATCATTAATCTGTTTGCTTTTTTCATTATAAGCAGTTAATGCAAGGTGTGCCGCTAGTTCCGCTTCAATATCAATTCGACTTAATTCATCAAATGCCGATTGAAATTTACCAACATCTTCGTCGTGTTTGGCTTGCCACATGCGTTGACGTTTACGCAAGTTTTCAATTTGTTCTTCGATACGTTTGTTAGCATCGCCCACAGCCTTGATACGGAATTCTTCACTGGTAATGGCATCTTTAGTGGCTTTGCCCAGCTCTTTAAGACGTTCTGCCTTTTCACTCAATAGTGTAATACCCAACAACTGTTCAATGATAGTTCGTTGATCATTGGCTCGTAAACTAAGAAATGGTTCAGTGTAGGTATTCAGGGCCACAATGTGTTTGAACATGTCGTGACTCATGCCCAACATACGTTCAATCTCTGCTTGTGTTTCTCTTGAGTCGCCTTGGCTATCGTCTGTGATTTCTTTTTCATTGCCGCTGATCCAGAATTTCATTATGCCTGGCTTGCGTCCACGTTCAATACGATAGTCAACACCCCCAACTTCAAAATCAATACAAACCAACATGCCTTTGTTATTGGTCTTGTTGATCAGGTTGTCTTTCTTGATGTTGGTTAGGGCGTTGCCGTAAAGGGCATAGCTCAACGCATTGATAATTGTGGTCTTACCTGTGCCGTTACGTGCTCCTGAGTCATCGCCACCTAGGTCCAAGTTTTCGCCCAGTACTAGGGTTAAGTCTTTACGGTCAAAGTTAACCGCTTGTGTGGCATTGCCCACACTCATAAAATTTTTAACAGTTAGATCTTTTATTTTAAACATAGATTTTTATTGTACACTAATTACCACAGTGATGCAAACAAATTGGCCTAGGTTGGGTACCTAATTCTTCTTTGATATCAGGTAAGTTATTGATGTTATCAGCCGACAATTGAGTGTTCATGTAACAACAAATAGATATTTTACCGTCAGCATTGATATAGTAACTAGATTGAGTCAAATGCTGACAATTCTTTTCTGGGACAGCCGTACGAATCTTTTCATATTTGTTCATTCGCCGATCTTGGCTCCACGGCTCAATGGTATAAACGGAACCAGTACGATAGTTACGTGGGGTAAAATTTTTTCTTACATTGCGGATAAGTTCAAATCGTTTAAACCCTAATTGCTGACTCATTCTTATACAATCTTTAATTTGATGCTCGTTATGAGCCCACGGAATAAATTGCCAAACAGCAGTGCCACCTGCGCTCATAAATGCTTGAGCATTTTTAATAATGGTATCAAAGTCCGTTGCTTGTCTATGAATGCTATGGGTATCAGCCAAACCATCTAAACAAAACCAAACTTCATGGTCTATATCACGCAAGATTGTGGCATAATCTTGCCACCAAGAAACTGTACGCAAACTACCGTTGGTTCTTACAATTATTTTTTTAGCATGTAATTTGGTTAGTTGGGTAAGCTCAATAATATTAGCGGCCGCAATAGCATCACCATATGTTCCACAAAAATCAACAGTTAAAATATTATTAAATTGTTCTAGTATTTCTTTATATCTGTTGGCATCTAAATCTTGTATGATTAAGTTGTCAGCAAGTTTGTATCCGCCTTTACTACGCATACAACCAGGACACCAAGCATTGCATTTGGTTGTAGCTTCTACTTGCAACCAAACAACATCATTGTGATTTAACAAATTTACAAGTTCCTATAAATGTCTAACAACAAGTTTTTATTAAACTTATCGCTTTCGATGTTGCTGAGTTGTCCTGTGACAATTTGGTCAACGCTTTCAAATGCTATGTTGCCCTGTATTTCGTATTCGGTCAAGTCTGTAACTTTGGCAGGAATCAAGGTAATCTCTCGCAACCGGTATTGATCGATAAACGTTTCTTTGATAAATGTTGCCTCTTCATAACTGATGTCCACATCCAAGTTAACACGACAATGCATACCGGGTTGCAACATCACTTCGGTATGCTGTAGTACATCGCTGAGTTGAAACACACGATAACGCGGTTGATCAGGCC